ATTCATTATTTTTTATCTTTAAATTGTCCTGAGTTTGGTGTGTTGTTTGCTATATCATCTAAGAATTTTTCTGTTTCTTTATCTGTAGGTTCTAATTCATTTTGTAATTTTTCTGATTCTGTTACTGGAACAAGAATTTCTACACCTTCATAACCATGTGTAATATAGTGTTTAGTTTCTTTTTTCATTTTCTTCTTTCCAAATATTCTATCCCAACCTTCTTTATATTTTTTAGTTGGTTTATGAATGGGATTACCAAACATATCAAGGTTCTTACCTTTATATCTTTTCTCCCACTTATTATCCGCCATACATTTTACGCCAACCTTCAGCTTCTATTTCCCACTCTATCTCTTCTTTATTTTTAACACGATAAAAACCATTATCAGGCTGATACAATTCCCACATTATAACTTCATTTGTTTCAACTAAACTGGCTGACATACCATCAAAGTCGTGAGCAATGTTTTCAAGAACTAATTTTTTAAGTTTTTTAGCTTTTGTTACATAATGATATGCGTGAGTTTTAATATCTTTTTTTGTAGTGATTGTGGTAGCAAAATCAATACCACTATATGCTTTCGCATAACTGTTATGACTTATTGCTAAACTAGAACCACTAGATAATAATGCAAACTCGCTACACCCACTTAGTAAACTAAATAGGATTGTGTATTTTAATATCTGTTTCCCTGTCCATCGTAACATATTTTATTTTTCCTTCAGGTTCAAATTGTTTTAAAAAATCAAAGACAATAGTCTTATCAAAATCTTTACAACTGTAAACGTCTAATTGTAATAATGTAGGGACAACTTCGTCCCAACAATGTAACGAAATATGAGAAGTCTGTAATAAAACAAAACCTGTTAGTCCACTAGCACCTTTTACATCTACATAATGAGCAACGGGTTGCCCTAATCTTTTCATACCTATTGCTGATACTAATTTTCTTAACCACTTTCTTATGAAACGAATATCTTTAGGTGGTTTTTTAATATCAGCTCTGATAATTAAATGATTATGTTTAACCATTTTTATACAAACCTTTTTGCATTTCTTCAGCTTTTTCTTCAGCAGTTTGACCAGTAAGTTTTAATTTTATTTCACCTTTTCCCTGAGTCTCTTGCTCTATTAATAAATTAATATATTGTTTAGCTTTTTTTAAATCACCTAACTGTTCTTCTTTAGTTTTGTGTTTATGTCTCCATCTACATATATATTTAATAGCATTACCTTCAGCATACGGAATTTCATTCTGCATAATAAAAGTAATAGGTTCTATCTTAAACCTGAAGTAATGGGGTGGGTGTTTTATTATATCCGCCATAATTTCACCTTCCCAGTTTTCTTATTATATTCTTTATGTCTAAGAATATGTGCAACTCTAGCTTGTTGTAGGGCTTCTTTTTTAGTATAACCTTTAGCCTTATAAGCTCCAACAACGATTTTCCATAGCTCTAAAAGGGGTACATTAGTGTAACTCTTAATCATTTTCTCAGCAGTTTTAACTCCCACATTTGGTAGTCCTGAGTACCCATCGGTACTATCTCCCGCTAAGGTTTGTATCATAAACCAATAGTCAGCTAATCTTTGAGGTATATTTTCAACTGTTTCACCATCTCTACTAACCTTAGCAGGAATTTGTCTCATATCTTTATCAATAGAAACAATAATCCTATCTTCTGTAGGGTGTGGTTCAGTTGCCATTATACCCATAACATCGTCAGCTTCTAAATTTTTCCACATAGCTCCATTATGTTTTTTCATAATGTATTCACGCAGAACATTTAAAACCATCGGCTTACGTCTTTGTTTACGATTATCTTTATAACTTGGAAGAATATCTTTACGAAAATTATTCTTATCAGTTAAAGCACAAACATAATTGTCAGCTTCAAAGGTAGAACCCAACTCATCTATGTGAGAATCTACTTCAAACTTACATTTCTTTTCATCACAATGTAGTGTCCATAAACCATCACCCCAATGTGTATTCACTTCATTCGCTGTGGCTATCTTATATATTAATATGTCGCCATCTATTAACAGTACCTTTTTTTTCATATATCCTTTCCTCATATTATTTGATTTAATAAATCTTCTTTTGGTATGATGTGTCCTTTAGAAGTATAATTATCTCCCCCTACTTTTTTAGGGTACTTCGTCATTAATTTTTTCAGTATTTTTACTGAGATATAAACATAAGTTTGTAATTCACGATTTTCTTTCCATAAACAAAACGCCCAAACATCAGCGTCAGTAGTTATAATACCTGAGTCTTTCCCTCTACTTTCTGTTTCTACATATATATTACCTGTCTTCTGACATAACCTATCAGCCTTAACTTCTACTTTAACATCTTTACCTTCTAGTATTGATTTAGATTCTCTCTCATATTTTTCCCCAAAAGGTAAATCAGTGAGAAAACTATTCTTCGGTGCTATATAATCGTAACCTTTATTTATATTTTTCATTAATGTGTTTCACTCCAATTATTGCCTATTTTATATTGTCCAGTTAAAGGTAATCTTAAATTGAAGTGTTTTCCAGTGCGTTCAATAGATTCTACAGCTAACTTTCCGATTTTATCTGCGTCTTCTTCAAGACATTCAACTTGTATTTCATCGTGTACCCAAACAACTTGTTGAACATCAGTGTATTCTTTAACAGCTTTGTTAAACTCAACCAACCACTGCTTACAAATTATAGCTCCTGAACTTTGTAAAAGTGAATTAAGTGCGGCGTGTATTGAACGAATTTTAATTTGTCTTTTATCAAGACCAACTAAATATCCTCTCTCAGCCGCTTGTTGTACTTGCTCTAATAACTTACTCAAAGCAGGAAGATTATTTAAAAATCTTTCTCGTATCTTCTTAGCTTCTTTCATTGTCTTGCCTGTTACTAACGCAATCTTTTTTACACCACCACCATAAAGGAAGCAGTAGTAAAATCTTTTTGCAAGGTCTCTTGAATCTAACCCTGCTAATTCTTTTGTTTCAGTATGTATATCACCATTTAAAACTACTTTAGCATACTCACCTTCATCAAACTTAGACATAAAGTGTGCTAATAATCTAACTTCTAATCCTGATATATCTATACCAACTAATTTTTTTCTTTCAGGAACAGTAAATAAACTTCTACATTCTTTTCCATAAGGGACACCAACACTAGGTACTTGTCCTAAGTTTGGGTGTGAATGACTTGCACGAGCTGTGACTGTTGAATTAGTATTACAAGTTCCGTGTATTCTACCATTAAATTCATTCTTTAACCACGCTTGAGCTCCTGTTGCTAACTGTCCTATTCTTTTATCTAATAAAAAATGTTCACATAAAACTTTTGCTTCAGGATATGGAAGACTTGCTAAAACAGTTTCATCTAATTTAGGTTTACCATCATTTGTATATTCTTGAGGTTTCCATTTATGTCTTTCAATTAATCTATCCGCTATGTGATGTCTTGAACTAGGATTAAAAGTAATTGTTTTTTCTTTATAAAAAGTTTCACCTTTAACATATCCTCTAGCTTTGTTATTAACTTTAGGTATAAATGGTGTGCGTTCTAATTTAGGTAGAAACAATTTTTGTAAATCATCTTCTAGTTCTAAACGTCTAGCATTTAATTTAGAATATAATTTAACTGCTTCCTCTTTATTAAACATAAAACCATAACGCTCTTGTTTAAATATTAGAGTTGCTACTTCGTGTTCTAACTCCATCGCCTGACAAGAATAACCGCTACGTTCTATAGTTTTATATAAAGCATCAGTCACTTCAACATCTTGAATACAATAATCCAACATCTCAGGACTATATTCTTTCCAGTCAGTCTCAAAGGCTTCCTTGTACTCGCCCACCCTATATCCCCACGCTTTTAAGCTGTGTCGTCCTATACAATTAGTAGGGAAGCCCTGTCTTTTAAAGTCTCGTTCCTTTACATCAGGATAAAGTAAACGAGTAGCTACTATTGTATCAAAAACCTTTCCTTTAGGTTTAAAGTTATAAAACTTTTCTAGGACTGGAATATCAAATTTAATAATATTGTGTCCAATAATTAAATCTGATTTTTCTAATTCTTCTATTGCTTTATTATTCTCTAATTTTAAAATTTCATTAGTATCAATATCTTTTAATACTATACAATGTATTTTAGTGCATTGATTTAAAAAACCATCTGTCTCTATATCAAAAACATATTTCATTTTTTTAACTTACCTCTTGTTAAATCTTCTATTTCTTGTGTGTGTACTGATTTGTCATATTCTCTATCTAGCTTTTCTGTCTTCAACTCTTTTTTCAAAATTTCAATTTCACTATGCATCTTTCCATTCATCGTTTGATGTTTTCTAGTGATAGCATTTAATTCCTCTACTCGTTCTATCCTATGACCTATTGAAGTTCTTAAATCACCATTCTCTTTTTCTAATTCTTTAACCTTCTGAGTTA